CAGTTGTGTTGATAGTTTCATGTCCAATAGACTTGGTCGTTCTTTATCCTTGGGGCCAGTCTTTGTGATTTCACTAAATTGACGAATAGTTGTAAGTGCAGTAATTAGTCCAAGGCCAAAGGCACTGGCGTCGACTGGATTCCAAGTGAAGTGCATGATTTGACCCGGATCATGATAACCCTGGTACTCGGGGCCACGAAACTCATAACGATAGGGACGTCGTTGTCTGTCCCACCAAATCCTTTGGAATGATGAAATAGGAATGTGCATGATGTCTTCTTTACCTCTGACGTGCTGAATGCCCATACGAGCCTTCCAAACTGAATTCCCATAGCCTAGAAGTTCTTTAACTAAAATTGTGTCCATCCAATCGAAATCGATATCATACGAAAAGTTTCCAATGTAATCTGACATTTCCTCAAACTGAGAATCCCAATAATGTTCTGCACCAGTGATCTGGGAAGTGATTTGATTTAGAGCGAGATTGATATCCTCGTCAAGTTGCATGGCACGAACTTGTGTTGAAAATTTCACGACAGGAATTTCAAAGGCCTTTGAGGTATAGCCTTCTCTTGCGAATGATCCTGCACCTGACAGTTCAGGGCCGAAGACAGGTTGTGAACCATAGGATATGGCCATACGAACTGCGTTAACATCCAGACCCGGCCGTTTGTTTTCATAATGAGATACTGGAGAATCGTGGATTAGTCTACGTCCGATGGTATCCTTGATCCTATCGATAAAAGCTGGCATCGTTCAATTAATCGAAGATCCTAATAGAATAAAGGCGTTATGCAGTCGGCTGTTGCTTTTTGATCATGGCCATCTCGATGAGTGCTATTGCATCATTGAGTTTCTTGACTTGTGGGCCTAGACCGTCACGAGCCTTCTTGGCCAAGTCGAGATTATGGTGAAGGGTGTTCCAGTCCAGTTTTGAGTGTTCATCTACCTTTTTCAAAAGTGCTTCGTGTTCTTTGCGTTCCTTGATACGTGCTTGATCTGCTTGACTCAATTCAGGTTTTGGTTGAGCCTTTTTTTCCTCAGACATTATCCCTTACCTTCTTGGATTTAATTGATAAAGATTGCGTTAGAAAATCAGCGTATACTACGGCTTGCTCACCGTTGGGGCCTTGGCCATGTCCCTGAGACGTGGAGTAAAATTCTGGATAAAGTATTCTACCACATTTGTAACACAACTGCCATAGAGGCCACGACTCCCCTTGCGGATTTGAAAAGGTTTGTCCACAACCTCCGTTCTTCTCTAGACATCTAACCATTGATAGCCAACTAACAGATTGATTCGATCAATTAATTTGTTTTTCCAAATTAAAATTAACCAATAGCGGTAATATCGTATGCGTCTTCATCGAAATGCTCGTCACCAACAAAACAGTATATCATGGCCATGACAGAATCCCTGGGGTGATTGAATTCTCGTTTGGCTTTTTGCCTAGGGTCGTCATCCAATTGGACGTCTTGTATTTCTTCCAAGTCCTTACGAAGAATTGAACAAAGGTCGTCCTTGAGTTTCTCGATTTTGAATTGAGCTGATTTGTACCAAGGGAGCATGATTTGAGTTCTGCGTAGTTTGGCCAGTTGCCTTGTTGGATGTGAGACGTATCTATCCATTCTGTCAACTAGGTTCTGAATTACGGTTGTCTTGTCGATTTGAAATCTTCCAACAATTTCACCATGCTCGTCGGTATCTCTACGGAATTCTTGATGAGGTTTTGTTTCGTCTCCATAAGTTCTGCATCCGTGGAATATCTTGCGTCCCAGTCCTTCAAAAAGAGTGTCATGAGAGTCTCTGCCACCGTCTTGGATAAGCTTAACTTGAATCTGTCCGTATCCAAGATCTCCAACTCCAATGTCAATCCCATATTCTTTGCCCAGGTTTGCAATATACCTCGCTTGGTCGAGCTGGTGTTCTTGAGGACGAGGGTCGAGCCATGCCAACTGATATCGTTCGGTTTTACGCCAATGTAGGATAATACTAATAACAGTTTTTGAGGCTGCTGGGCCTGAGCCGAAGTCGACACCAAGCAATACTCGAACCTCGTTTCCATAAATGTCTTTTAGCTCACGAACTTGTTCTCCAGATAAAAATGAGAGATAAGGTACGTAACAGGCCTCGACCATGTCTGGCGTCACGGGGCGACGTTCTGCTTTATAGAATGCACCATAACAGTGTGATTGAAGTATTGAGTGCGGACTGTGCATCTCTTGATATTCTATAGAGTCCTTTGATCTAACTTTGTATTTTAAAACGGCGTCGTCAATGGTTAACGGAATAGTTGCGAAGATAGGTTGGGGAAGATGATATCCTCTGTACTCAGTATGTTCGGGACGATTTGCAACCCACGAGCCCGAGAGTATCGAGCGTAGTTTGTCGTCGCTATTCGAAATCCCACCTTCACTATCAAACTCCAGTTTTTCACGCCAGTATGGATTATCGTATTTCCATTCTCGTTGATCCGTCTGGAGCCACATTTTATGGTAGTCACTGCCAGCTTCACCTCCAATTCCTAAACAGAAGAACTTTCCATGTGTTTTAAAGATAGCATATCTAGCTTTTTGGAGGAATTGGATGTCTTGGTATTGAGCTTCGTCAAGTATGAGAAGCTGTAAGGACTTTCCTTCTACTTTCTTATACTCGCCCTCGTCTGTGACAAGGTAGAGCACTGAATCGTTACCAAGGGAGATTTCTCCAATGTTACCTCGGTCGTGACGAAGGAATTGTCGAAGAATAGGGTTTTGTAGAAAGGTTTCGATACGGACACGTTGTTTGCTGACGGCTGACAAGTGAGCTTCGTTATCTTCAACGAGACAGATTTCGGATCTAGGACGTGACGTTGCATAGCAACCTAATAGATCAGTGCAGAATGTTGTCTTATAGGTTTGTCGTCCTGCGACCACCATGATGTCTGGATGATTATCGTTGTAGATTTGTTCCCAGAATGGTGTTTCTTCCCAGCGTCTAACTGTGTAGCCAACGGTAGGCCGTGCGAATGCAATCCAGTCCATGATGTTACGTGGGAGTTTAGGAAGTTCAAGATCAATGATATCCCCAGTCCTCGATGTGTAGAGTTCTGGATGTTCGTTATGGGCTCTGTCTTGGCAAGCTTTCTTCTTTACGTTGTTGCTTCTCAACGACTAGCTCATCCTCCCTTTGTCGAATAATTTCCTTGTAGTATTGCTCGGGGTCAAAGTCTGATTCGATTAAGTATAATTCCTTGACGGCCTTGGTGAGTAATGATTCAGTGTAAAGAATTTCCTTGGCTGACCAAGTCAGACCCGGCGTTGAATGAATGATAAAGTAAAATCTTTTGATTTGGCCACGAAGACGTTTCTCTGCTGATATCCTAGCTGTCCTTGCACGATTGAACCATTGAGGATCTTTAGCCAGGTCTTCGGTACGAATCTCATCTATCCACTTTCGAATAGTTCTTGGTTGTCCCATGAGCCTGTGAGTGTGCTTGTCTCGAAGGGCGTAGATTTCCTGTTCAGATAATCCTTCGACTAAGGCCACATCTATCGTGGCTTTGTACTCTACCTTTGCCATAGCGGTTGTACGGCCTTTTTTCAATTTGTCATCTTCGGGCATTTAATTAATAATTAATAATTAACCATGGTCTAAAAGCGTTTTGAATAAGGAAAATTAAGGTTAGCCCAGTTCTCGAGTTTCCTTTGACGCAATTATCTCAGGACGTGCCGGATTGCAAAAAGGGCCATAGTAACTAGGAATAGAGTGTATAAAAGAATTGCCACGTTTTACGTCCGTGGTCTCGACGAGTATGAAACCAAACTAACTGCTGTCATAGTCCGATATGGTCTCTCCTATCTTCTTTGGCTACATCAAAAGCACGAAGAAGAAAAAGATCTGCAAATAGAGTCTATTCTAATGGGTTATAGGGGTTTCTAGCATTTCGACTCTCGCATTATGCTTGAGGCAATAGTGAGCCTTCTCTAAGGAGGCTTCACGATCTACCGTGGGATAAAGGCCTACGAAATTACATTGGGGATATACACATAGGGCTTCTATCTACACGATAGTAGTAGGTAAAGTAAGGGGGGTTTTGTCTGGATGTTTTATCTTCTGACCCTGCAAGGAGCCAGCTTTGTGTCTGTTCCAGTCGTAAATATTCTTAAGTGGAATTTTTGCTTTTTCTCTCATTTCAGCCGTCAGTCCTGTTAACATGAAGCTTGGCAAGTAGTTCTTGCACGTGGTACAGGGTTTCTGTGATGGCTTAAGGGAGTCGAATCCTAAAATTACACGAGTTGACCGAAGTTCTCCAATGATTACTTGGCCACAAAGAGATTGCAGAGAGTCCTTAGGGAAGAAATGGAATCTAGCATGGGTCGTGCTGTGCTCAACTGATCTCATCCAGCCAGAGTATTTCTTGACAAACTTTTCTAGCTGATAGGGGCTCTTGGCTCTGAGTTTATGGACGGTCATCTAGAATTTTCCCACACTTACCACAAAATACCTGCACAACCTTCATGTTATCATAAATATCCATATTCCACTGAACAAACTGTCTTTTACTAGGATGATTACAACTCATCTTTTTTCCTTGTGTTTAGTGATTTGCTTGACGTTGTGAACTATCATAGTGCTTCCATCGTGAAAATAAACTCTGATTCTCATAGTAGTTTTACCAATTCTTCGAGAAATTCTTTCTCAGAGATCATATCCGAAGCGTCTTGCTGGATTCTATTGTATTCCTGTATGTCATTCTCAAGGGCTTTGATTCGTTCTGCAATTTTTATGCTGATTTCATTAACTTCATAGTATAGCCTCTTGTCTCCGTCTTCAATCTCCATTTTAGTGACGTTTTCCTCAGTAAATGAGAAAGCTATTCCTGCCTTGTCAGTGATTCTTCCAGTTAGTTTTAGTTTCATCTTAGGCATTGTGGATTTCCGCCAGTCTCTTAATCATGTTTATTTGTTGGATTTTAGTAAAATTCTTGAACCATCTTTCAATTTGGATTAATCTATCAAAGTCATCCATGACGAATAGCAATCTCCTTGAATTGTTTCTCGTTGGTCTTTAGTAGAGCAATTTTAGATAGTAACTGGTCTCCCACTGGCATATCGATATTATCGGCCACAAGGCAGAGTTTGTGAGAATAGGAGCCTCTCTTGATTACATCTACCATCTCGTTAGGATCTTTCTTTACGATGAAGATAACATCGAGTTCCTTAGAGGGTATCTCAATGCTTCCTTTGTTCATTAGACCCTGGTATTCCTTGGGACTCAGCCAAGACTTGAGCAGTTTCTCTGATTTCTCCTTGGCTTTGACCAGTAGTTTATCGTCTGCGGACTTAGCTAGATCTTTGGGTACTTTCTTGAATATCTGCATCAGTGCATTCTTGAGCGATCCGTAGTCACTGAATCCGCCACTAAAGTTGAATCGGTCGGTACTAGAGATTCTAAAGTCAGCAGTTGAAGGGGAGGTCTGGAATCTATATCTTTGAGTTGCAAAGGTTCCTGCGGTTGTATCGGTATTGTGGAATGGTTCGATTTGAAGATCTTGATTAGTAACTATACGGTCTCCTGCATTGATCATGCCTGCTGCCGTGCCAGTCCATGTTTCATAATTAAGACCAGCAGAAGTTCCAGTGGTATCGGCAGTATTGGTTCTAAATTGGAAAGCACTTGGATAGCTCATCCAGAAAACTCCTTGATTTGTTCATTGACGCAGAGCCATTCGTAACGATGTTCTGCATAGGAGTATTGTGAAGATCTATCAGCAACGTACTCGGCTAATTGCCCACAGTTGAAACCATCGATAATGTCTCTAGCTGGCAAGACATTATTTTGTAAGTCGTTTTCTAGAGCGATGATAATAATTATACCAAGAACTACAGCTATGCCGATACCTCTGATAAACATCCAAGCATCATCGTGATCCCAAGACCATTCGTGAAATTTGCATCTATTTCCTCTATAACTATCAGAACAATTTTTCCCAAGCCAGCATCGATGAGGTGGTTCTGTTGGTGGGGTCTCTCCATGAGTAAAGCCCCAAGGTAATCCAGTCATGTTTTCACCTTGACGATATTGATGATTGCTTCCATCCATCCGCAGTGAGGGCAGAATAATCCTTTCATCTTACCAACTTTGGAGAATCTTGGACCTGTGGCCTCTGCCATTACCTTGATTGGCGTATCGTATTTCTTTGCGTCGTCACAATCCATCTGGGATCCTTCACGATTGAATTTGACTCGTCCTTCCATTGTTGGAGCCTTCGTTAAGTCGACTTGCCCTGGATAAGCGAAATGAGGTTTACTATGATACTTGTGACAACTGGGACAAGTCCAGTCTCTAGGAGGGTATTTTGGAGATTTACCAAAAGGCCATTTAATTCCCATTAGGCTTCATCCACCATTTTTAAGTATTCTACTTTTGGATGATCTGGGTGATTTATACGATTCAGCTCTTCTATTTTGAGTCTATTGGCTTCGGCAAGTTCGTTGGCGATTGCTTCAAGCATATAGAGTTTTGAAGCATTGGCAAGGTATTCGTCAATTTTCAAGTTGGGATTTTCTTCCTTCATTCTTGCAACGTTGGTTCTGTAACGGTATTTACCCATTAGTTCTTTCTCCTGTGGTTAAATTTTGGATATTTGAGGGCGTACTCGATATTGGCGTCGCTTGCCAGATCCTTGAGTACGTGGGCACGGACTTGGTATGAAGTGAGATATTTTTCGTTTTCCTCGTTAGATCTTCCGCCCATGTTCTGAACAATTTTCCAAGATTCTTTCCAAATCCAGAATTTAGGATCGAATTCATTGTGAGCCATTTATCCTCCCTTGATTGGTGCTGCCAGCATCTTTTGTTTGACAGCGTCCTGTCCTGCAAGAATGAATCTATCAAGATCTTTATCGTCAATCTTATCGACATGGATTTGCTTCATGTCCTTTTCTCCAGCCTTCATGCCGTACAAGTGCCAGCCTTCTTTGATTTTCTCCTTGATGTATTTCTTAATCTCTGCCACTTCCTTTGGGATTTTAGGATTGTACTTACGGTCTTGATGGCCATGAGCCAGTGACATGACTTGGAGGATTAATTCACTCAATAACTTCAACCTCAAAACCTTGTCTGCCTAGTAAAGCCATTCCTTCTTTTTTTAGAGGTTTTTTATCGATGTAAGCTGTTGCTGTTTTTTTAGTCTTGAATATTTTTGGATTTTCTGTCATGTCAAATAAATCTTGAATAGTATTGTATCCTTCAAGAACTAGAATTACATTCAATCTAACAAAAGCTCCTTCTGGAGAATATCACGTTCAGAGATTGATTCCTTGGTCTGTAGCTTGAATGGCATCTCTAGGTATTTTCGGCCATCGAGGATATTTGTACCCCAGCATCCATCAATCTTCTTTTTACCTCCTGTTTGCTTGAAGAAAAAAGCGGTGTTAGAGTTAATACATTGATCTCGGATCTCTCGTGCCCATTCAATATCAAAATGTCTAGGAGCTTTAAAGTCGCTTTCGCCCCCGACAATCGCCCAGTGGATACCATCCAAATTAATTTTTCCAAGTCCTTCAAGTAGAGGTTCAAAGCTAACGAATCTAACATTAGCAGTAATTTTCTTTAAAGTTTCCATTCGAAATAGATGAGCTTTGTCCTCAATGGAAGTGCCAATCCAGCAGTTCAAAGGGACGTACCTGTTCTTGAACCAGTTATAAGCTCGGCCAATTCTTTTTGTAAGTACGACAAACTGATGTTTTGAGTATGCTCCCATGACTTCAAACTCTCTATCGACGAATTCATCATCGGCGTCCTCGTGGAACGTATCTGACATAGAATTAGTAAAAATGATAGAAGGAGGCCATTGGTTGAGTTTCTCGATGACGTTATCGATGTTCGTGGGCGTAAATTTCCACGGCTTCCCGAAACGTTTCAGGTTTCGTTCAGCATAGCAGTTATCGCATCCTGATGATACTTTCGTACATCCCATCGCAAAATTGATGGTACGATCTGCCCATTCGATAGAAGTCTCGTCACCCAAGGTTATCCTTCTTATCCTCTATATTTGGGTGGAGAGCGTCTCTATGCTTTTTAAGAAATTCCTCGTTTACGGCCTTCTCGCCACAGACAGCACAAGTAACTTCCTCGTCAGTCAATTCGTCGGATCTCCGTGTTTTTTTTTTACTTGCTCAAGTTGATCGATGACTTCGTTAATCTTGTTAGCGAGAACTCTTAATTTCTGAGGGGCTCCAGCTCCGTAGTCGCCGTCCACGTTGAGTTTTTTGATTTCTGGCATATCTATAGAATTAATAATTAATTATTAAAGTCTAACGTTCGAACGAATACCCAGCGTAGATAGTGCTTTTTCGATTATCTGTGCCGTTGATCTTGGTATACTTGAGGCCGTACTTCTTGCCGATTCTGGCCATGAAGGCGTCTAGGAGCCGTTGCATGAAGACATTCATGTTCAGACCTTCTCTAGCGATGCTTGGATAGCCCAGTTCAATAAGCCTGTGTTGGAGACGAGCCTCATCTCTGGATAATCTGACAAGATTCGATCCAGTTCCGTCCGTAATTGCGACGAGCAGTTTACCTTCAATGCGGTAATTAGAGAAGAATAGTTTAACCACATCGACAATAGATCCAAACGCATCAAAGTCAACGAGACTAACTCTGTCCTTGAGTAGTGGGAGTTGTTCACTGCAATAGTCAGTGTTTTTTCCATTGAAGATAGTTTTTTCAAGGCCTTCCGTAGAGTGATTGAGGTATTCTTCAACGGTCTTCTTATTGTATTCGATGAGTATATGCTTTGAGGCCTTGCCCTTGTAGACTGCGTTTGTGAGGTTCCCACGGCCAGCGAACATCTCGATGATGGTTCCTTTAGGTTCTCCCAGGAGTCTTGCAAGCTCTAGTCTCTGAGCTAATTTATTTCCGTTAAGTGCTTCTGCATGGGCTGACCCAGTGTCATAATC